CAGTAATGGAAGCTAAAATGACCTCGGTTAAAGCCAAATTCACCAGGCGCACTAAACGCAATCTTGGAAGCCAATGGATGAGTATTCTTTCACACGCTCACTCAGTGCACATCCCACAGACGGATCTTTCCCTTGTTTACGTACCAAATGCAGGGGATTGGTTAGATCTATCTGAGTACTTGCCGGTGGATCACATTCCCAGGACACCAGCTCGCATGTACTATCGCGATGCTAATGGTGAACCGAGTGAATACAAGATACCTATGGTAAGTCCTGCATTAGTTGAAGCGCATGGAACCGGAGCATACAATGGTGCAACCTACACACTACCTGTTGAAACATTTAAAGGTCTGTGTATGGCAACGGCCATTAGCGATAATGCGAAACCACAAATTCTCGGTTTCCATCTCGCTGGAGCGACAGACACAACTCGCGGTGGACTTGGCATCTTAACTCAATCGCAATATCGGTTAGCTTGGAAAACTCTCAGTGAATATACTGGGGTACTTCTTTCCAAGAGCTTGACTAAATTCGAAACTGAGCAATTTGATGTTCAATTTTTCACCGGGACTAATGTGCACGAACGCAGTTCATTCCGTTTCTTGACCAAAGATAACGAAACTGGGCCACATTTTCGCCCGTTGGGAACCGTCATTGGAGCATCTTCGCCGCGAACTGAAGTTCGTACCTCTCCTCTGTCCGAGCATATCGCTGAAGTGTGTGGAGTACCGCAAAAATGGGGTCCGCCAAAGTTTAACAAGGGATTTAAATGGACAGCCGCCTTACAGGTGTCATCCCATGCCAGCATCGGTTTTGATGCCGCTGCGGTGATGTACGCTGTCAATTCATACTGGACTCGCTTGACCTCGAATGTATTATTTAAAAAGTATGTCAAGGAAGCCAAGCCATTATCCCAAATTGATACAATTAGCGGTCAGGACGGAGTCAAGTACATCGATGCCATGAAATCCAAGACGGCCATTGGGTTCCCCCTTACGGGACCGAAGTCCAATGTCATGATTGAAGCCGAATCTGCAAATCACCATTGCCCCAAGGACATTGAACCACGATTCTGGGATGAACTGGAGCGATTGCGAGTTGCTTACCGTAAAGGTGAAAGGACCACGCAAATCTTCAAAGCATGTTTCAAAGATGAGGCTACCAAATTGGACAAAGATAAGGTCAGGATTTTCCAGGCATCCCCGATAGCACTTGCATTGGGAGTGCTGATGTATTACCTTCCGATTTTGAGACTCTTCTCCGTGTTTCCGCTTGTTAGCGAATGCGCAGTTGGGAT